TTTTCTAAAATCCGATTAATAGTTTTTTGATTATATCTACCTCTCTCTTTCATTATTCCCAACAATATGGGATTAATACGTTGTACTTCTCCTGCTGGTGTCTGCTGTGTGTAAACCATGGCTGGATCGGGGTTAATTCCCTCACTAATGCCCCCCATGATTAATGCAGTAGATTTAGTAGGGGCAATCGCTAATAGGTGTGTATTACGGCGATTAAAGCCTCTGCACCACTCTGGTTCACCCCACTCACTAGCCATCCACTGAGTTGCCTGCTCTGCTTGTTGACGGATTTGTTTGACAATTGCTTGATTTAGTAAATGAGCCTCCATACTCTCAAAAGCTAAACACCGCTTTTGAAATAGTGTATGCAGACCACAGATACCTAAACCTAAAGCTCTGCTTTTTTCAGTAAATCTTATAATTTTATCTAACTCCGGTATACCTTGAGCTTGCTCTAGAAACTCAGATACAACACAATCTAAAAATACAGTAGCGATAAATGGTGCCTGAGTGTCTTTCCACTCATCATACAGACTGACATTCATGCTAGACAGTACACACGAATATGTGTGGTCTTTGTCTGAGAACAACATGATCTCAGTACATAACTGACTAGCTTTGATGTCTAAGTTATGTTTTACATACCACTCAGGACGTTTAGCATTAGCTTTGTCGATAAAGAAGAAGTAGCCTTTACCGACAGTCATTTTAACTTTTAGAGCTTCCTGATAACGCCTAATGGCATCTGAATCATGATTGTCTAGTCTATTGATAAACTCATTGGTGATTATCCAACCAACGTTTAATGAGTCAGGTGAAGTTTCTAAATAGGTAGCTAACTCATAGAAATCGCCGTGTGTAATAGGCAAATAAGCTGCCCATGAACCACGACGATTAGAACCTTGTGAGATGTAGTTCATATCATGTACAAAACCTTGTACAATTGGAACTACACCACTACACTTAACACCTTTAGCACTAATAGTTCCTCTTGGAGATATTAGAGATAAATCACTAGCTGTACCAAACCCATATTTAGTGAGTGTAGCTACTTCTAGCTTTGCTTTATAAATTTCTTGAATATTGTCTAGAACTACATTACCAGAACAGGCTACTGGCATTCCTCGATTTGTACCCGTATTAGCAAGTATAGGTGTGGATGGTGATAACCAACCTCTCATTAATAAATCTAGAAACGCTTCTTCCCAACTGTTATAAGGAAAGTTGGGCGGTGTACTGCGCGCATGTCTAGCTAAGGTACGTGCAATACGTTGGTACTGCTGTCGAGGCGTATTTGCTTGATATAGATATTTTTCTTTAAACAATTGCCAACCAGCAGTGGTGAAAAATTGTGGACACTCACCAGCTCGTTGTAATTCTTTACGTTCTTTACTTAACTCTTCGTACATAGATTACTCCGAAAGATTTACGCAGTACTGGACAAAACGGGACTTTACTCGGTATTGTTGTTTCTTCCTACTACAGCAACCCATGATGAGTGATAAGGTTTACCTTACCATACGAAACCTAACGCATTCCAACCACGACGATATTCTCGACCTACGCCTTGGAAGAAGTCATTCATCATGTAGTTATTAATTCCTAAATAGAACCATTCAGCAATTGGGTTATTAGTGACTTTAAATAGGGGTTTGTAACCCAAGTTAGTAAGACATAGGTTAATCCGACTTTTTACGAATTCTTGTAGATCTTCTTTGTTACAACCCTTGATTGGCCCTTTCTCAAAAAGCATGTCGATGATTCGTGCTTCATGTTCGTATATGACTTGCGCTAATTGCATGATTCTATCCTCGATGTATTGAGGTGGGTCTTTAGGATAGGTTTCAGATAACAGGGTTTTGAATAATAAGGCTCCACCAATTGCATGTAAATTTTCATCTCGTGCGGACATATTGATTCCCCTTACAATATTGGGGATTAAGTTCTTACCATTACTTTGGAAGTGTTTTAGGAACGCGAAGTTGGAGTAAAGAATGGATCCCTCCACCATTGAAAATCCAGCAATACTAATCAGTAGGTCTGGATCGTCCACAAGCGATTGAATAAAGTTCATTCGTTCTACTAATACTGGGTCATTAACGTATGATTCATAGAATTCTTTGTTAGATAATCCCAACTCAATGTTTATTTTGGCGTAAAAAGGTGCGTGGGAATTCAATTCAACATTGGCAAAGCAAATTGCCATACGTTGAATCTCAGGACGTTGAAACGTTTTACATATACGATTAGTCCAATACTCGTTACCTACATACAGTTCATATTTAGTAAACAGTTTTAATGTAGTAACTACTGCGTGATACTCGGCCTCGGTGAGATTGGTTAATAGGTCTTGCTTATCCTTCTCAACCTTAATCTCACTCCAAGGCCAGAAAATTTTTAATTGCTCGTCTGCTAATGCATTAAACTGAGGATACTCAAATACATAAGCTGTTTCTGGTTTGAGAATGTTCGCAACCATAGGAGTTCCTTTATTTGGTGGAAAGGGGAATAAACATTCTAGAATGTTTATTTCAGTAGATTCTGGTCAGCAACAAAAGTTTGTAAATTGTTTTAAAACATTTGTGTAGACAAACTGACTACGGTCAGAAAAATTCAATCACCTCTCTTTTTCTTGTAGCTGTGAATTTTTACCAAAACTTCTTGGGTTAATTTATGTGAGAATAAAAAAGGTGAGTCTTACACAAACTACTTGTTGTGCTTGTGTAAAACTCACCCAGGTAGGTTAATACTTAAGCCAAGCGTGTCCACAGAGTGAATTTAGGGAGTGACTTATCCTCGGCATTTCCTTGCCGATTGTTCAGCATAAGGAAATTATCGCCGATGGATAATTCTACATCAAGGACCTTGGTTGGACTAGGTGTAACGCCAAGGTCTGATGCAATCTGCTCAAGGACTTGATAGTCCTGAGCTGAGTAGGGTATGATGCCCTCTCTGATTAACACTGCAGCTTGGTCTGCCGTTAATGTCTGTTTGTGCATAACAGCGTTATCAGGAACCACGCTGACTAGATTGAGACCGAAGAAGGTGGACATAGTTCCTCCTCTAGATAGTTTAGTGTTTGCAGAGCAGGACTCCACTCTACTCTAAACAAGTAGAGTAATCCCACTCTAAAATAAAAAGGAGAGTCTTCTACAGACTCTCCTTGTTGAGAACTACGCTACACTAAACCAAATACGGACAGCGCTTGGTGAATCTTATCCAACGCTGTTGTTGATAGTTCCAGTAGAAGTCCTTTCCGTTGATATTCCGAATGACCAAAGGTCTTTCGGTGACAACTTTCCCTGGAACACCGTAGAATACGGCATTGAGTAGCATATCTTACCTCCTACTCGTAGGCAGGGAATGACTGAACCTGCCTTTCAAAAATAAAAGGTTGTCAACACGACAACCTTGAAAAATAAAAGGGGCTGCTAATGCAACAGCCCCTTGGATAGAGTTATCAATTATTCATCGTAAACTTCAACCAAATTGATGGATTTGAAAGCGGTAACATCGAAAGGAACCCGGTTATCGTCGAAGTATTGACGTGTCAGGTCGTTATCTGGATTCTGCTGAATCCAGATAACTTCGTTATTTTCATTGACTGCAACCAACATACCTGGGTTGCACCACTCGTTGTGTTGAACGGTGCTATAAACGTAGATACGCATAGTAACCTCCTATTGGCAGTAAATTACAATTCTGCCTAAAATAAAAAGGCTACCATTAAGGCAGCCTTTGTCTAGGTTAGGCGTTGCTGAACCCGTAGGCGAGATTAGCAAGCACTTCACGAACTTTGGAGCTAATCTCGTTTACTGTGTTAAGTTGATATACCGCACGTACTGCGCGACATATCCGGTTGTAAAGTGGATAATTACTATGGTAAACTATCCACTTTATATTAGAGCGAATATCTTCCAAAGCCTTCTCGGCTTCCTGGACCCACTCTTTCGCACGTTGGCGCTTCTGAAGCGCCAACTCTCTGTATACCAAAATCTCCTTGAGATCGTCAAATGTACAGTGCGGGTAAATTATCTCAGGAGCGGGTTCATCTTTAGCTTTTGCACGGGATACAAAGAACTCTTTGTTTCCCGCAAG